GTAGCATTATGATCCTGTACGAGACCAAGGACGACACGGTCGCGCAGGATCCAAGTCACACCGACCCTACAGGGGCGTTCCTGCAGATGACCATGTGGATGAGCGATAGGGGACACATATGACACTTGACGAGCAAATCCATCATCTGACCCGAGGGCTGGTCGGCGATAAGTACCGCCGCTTGTACGTAAACAACGTGCACTTCCACGCCTCAGTGGATACGCTCGTGGCAATGCTGCCGCTGTGGATCGATGGCCTCGCAGATCGAGCTGAAGATGCTCGAGAGTCGCTCGAGCTGCTGATGAAGGTCGCTCGTATCGACGTTCAGCCTCTGCTCGGGCCGAGGGTACGACCCGATGGCAGTTGACGAGCCGCTCGATCCGCGATCCACCGGCCGTAAGAGGGGGCGAGCCGTTCTGAAGGAGGTCGGCCGCCCGTACTGGTGCGGCTCAACTGACGACGGCGGCGTCAAACAGGAGTGGTTCGGGAACGTGAAGGTCGGATGTGGTCGATCCCCCTCCGACCCTGACGCTCCTGGCGGCTACTATCCGACGATGGGGCAGCTGCAGGTCAACCACATCAACAAGAACGTTCTCGACAACGATCCCGTGAACCTCGAGTGGATGTGCTCGAGCTGCCACAAGATCAAGGATCAGCAGACTGAGGTTGGCGAGTCCATCAGGGGGCCGAATGAGCTCGGCTTCAACTGGATGGCGAACGTGGAGGTAGTGCCCGATGAGTAGTTATATCGGCTCAGAAAGGCATCAGAAGCACCTCGAGCGCCTGCGTTACTGGCATCGTCGTATGGACTCTGTCCGTGAGGCTGGTGGTACTGAGTTGGTCCTGACGCCGTCTGAATACCGAGACCTTCAGGATCTGCAGACAGAGGACATCATGGATCGCGCGCTTATGATGCTTCCGCCCCCGCCGCCGCCGTCGCCTACCGATCTACTCATCGGGCTGCCGGTGAAGGTCATCAGTGATTGACCCCCCTGTAGGAGCGATCTGCCTGCACGTACCGCTCCAGAGCTGGACGCCTATGCAGCTCACTGATTACAGGCAGGATGACGAGGGAGACGATATCTGGTACCATGGGTATCATCTCCTAGGTACCGGACGAGACAAGAGGTGGGTGTTATGCGGCCGTCCGGAGTTGTGGCGCTGGCGTACATGGCTACGATCGTGTGCTGCATGCGGCATCGAGTATTCCAACCCCTGGTCCCCGGTCTGTCCAAGATGCTGGGACTCGCAGTCGTTGTATCCGAGCTGGGACCGCATTGTTAGAGAGGATTTGCGTTTATGAGTGGATGCCACTACTGCGGAACAACAGAGAGAGATCTTCGTCCGTACGGACCCGGTGGATCGAACGTTTGTCTCCCTTGTGTCGAGGCAGACCCGGCTCGCGAAGAGGCAGCTATGAATGCGTTTGCTGCCATGCTTGATGCAGCAGAGGCGACAGGTGGTGGACCTCCTGTCCTGACCGATCACGGGGTAGAGCCCATTACCGCGTTGGAGGATCTGCCTGATGAAGAGGTCTGAGCGAGTTCGTACAGCAATCAATCTCGGGCTGGCGAACACGAACGTGAAGTTCGACCCGGCGGACCGCGTTGCGACAGAGTTCTTGGCGGACCTTCGTGACGGAGTTCTGGCTGAACTCTCTCACCTGCCGATCGTGCCAAAGTTCGAGGGCGTGCAAGGCATCGACTATACGGTCGAGGCCATCGAAGACGTTCGGTCGGAGCTTGTCCGACTGAGAGATCATGCAAAGCGGAGCGACGAGGCAAGCTGGGTTGTGATCATCGATCACGCTCTCGTCTACCTGGCTCTCCTCGTCGATATCTTCAAGGAGCACAACGATGCCACTTCCTAGTGAGAAGATGATCAGCCTCGAGGAGTTCGTCAAGGAACTTCACCGGGGAGTCGACGAATGGGCCGAGGAGTGGAAGAAGGGAATGGCTGAACAGCCTCAGCTCTTCGACGGCGAGATGACGTCGGATGACTGGCACGACCAGCATTTGGCGATGACCCTGGGCTGAAGGCGGCCCAGAAACCCCGTTCGTAGGTATTGCAAACCTCGGTGATCCGTGGTTTAATGGACCTACCAGAAGTGTGCCCACCGACAGGAAGAGAAGAGAAGTGACCGACATCAGCACCACCGAAGCTCCCTCCGAAGCTGCTCCTCAGCGGGCCATCATCGAGCTCAGCTCGCTCGCGGAGATCGCCCAGCAGATCATCAAGGTCGACTCCGACCTCGCAGCTGCGCAGGGCAACGAGGCCGCCATGCGGCAGTCCGTCATCGACAAGGTCGTGGCCGAGAACAAGCCCGCGATCGACGCCGTGGTCCAGACCCTGCTCCCGCAGTTCGGCGGCGGCGTGGTCAACGGCGAGCAGGTCCCAGGCCTCTCACCGGCCGTCCTCGTCGGCGTGTTCTACGAGCTGCCCAAGGCCATGGGCGAGGAGTTCTCGGGCCAGATCGACGAGATCGTCGGCAAGAAGGTCGCCGATCTCGCCGCCGGCGTCAAGGAGAGCGTCGACCCGCTCAAGGCCATGCGCAAGGAGCTAGTCGAGACCTTCAAGGCCATGGAGTCGATCCTGAAGCACCTGCACATCGACACCAGCTCGGTCCCGCTGCCCAAGCGCTCCGGCGGTCGGCCCTCGGGTTCAGGCGGCGGTCGCGGGAGCGGCAAGACCGGCCGGAACAACGAGAACATGCGGTACTTCATCGACGGCAAGCCGCAGCCGGCCTCGCAGAACTCGCTGTCGTCGACGAACTGGTACAGCTCGATGGGCTGCGCCGGCACGCCGGAGGCTCCGGACCGGTTCACCACGGCCGCGTTCAAGGAGTTCCTCACCGCCAACGGCGTCGACTTCTCGGGTGCGGTCGACACCTGGGAGGTCAAGCTCCCCAACGGCAAGACGGTGTCGGCGCGGAAGCTCGACTCCGAGCTCGACAAGGACATCCTCGAGGTCAAGCCGGACGAGACCGACGGCGACGAGGTCGAGGACGAGGCCACCGAGACGGCGACGGCCACCGCCTAGACCACCACGGCGAGACAGCAGCAGAGGGCGCCGGTACCAGGACAACGCGGGCCGGCGCCCTCTTTGCGTCTCAAGAAAGTTCTCCTTGACATCCTCCGTACGATGTGCTTTCATGGTAGGTAGGGCAAGTTACGCTCGAGATAAGGGGCAAATCATGAAGCAGTGCGAACGCTGCAGGGTCTTGGACGAGTCGGTCAAAGAGCAGCCAGACCCGTACGCGCAAGATGTCGACGGCGATGACACGCCGCATTTGCTCTGCGACAAGTGCGTCGAAGAGCTGGCAGACGAGATCTGAGAGGGGCAAACCATGGGATACTTCCCGAAAGAAGCTCTCGAACATCACCGCCGGACCACGAAGAGCACGTTCACTCCGCTGGAGCAGATCATCTCCGAGTTCCCCGTCCGGCTGAAGCAGGCAATGCTCGCTGCGGCAGAGCACGGTCACCTGCGGGCGCGAACGTGGAGCGGCTGCGCCTTCAACAAGGCGGGAGAAGTGGCCGGCACCAACACGAAGGTGACGAGCACCAGATCGGCAGCGACCGCATTCGGAGTTGCCGAGTCGCTTGTCGAGCGGTTTATCAACGTGTGGGACAGCAAGCTCCGCATGGATGATGAGAGCCGCGCCAGCTTGCTGAAGCGCTGCCTGCTGAATGTCGGTGTCTCGACACCGCCGGGCAAGTACACGATCGACACGACCACTCCGCACGTCTTCGGTACGGTCGTCATCGTTGAGACGGTCTACAAGGGTGAGCAGACCAAGTTCATCGAGGCGCTCGACAAGGCCGAGACCCTCGAGGACTTCGTCGCCATGGGCCTGGACGAAGAGGCCCTCGACGAGGCCAAGGGCCTGGTCGACCAGCTGGTCAACGCGTGAGGAAGACCGCCGCAACTCGTCGTCAGGTCCCGGATGTCGCCACGCTCCGGGACCTGGCGGCGAAGTGGGGTTCAGACCAGGATCTCGGGATCGCCAGATACATGGCAGCCGCCTGGATCATCCCTGAGCCATTCGAGTGGCCGGACTGCTGTGAGCCATACAAGGCGATCTTCCGGCCTACAGAGGGTCGGCCTCAGCTGGTGCTGGTGCACAACGTTGGCTGCCAGCGAGGTGGCGACCGCTACATCTCCGCTCGGGCGGCGCAGGTCGTGAAGCTCGTCAAGTTCAGATACTAGGTCTCGTGAGGCCGGCAGCAGGGCTCGTCGTTGCCCCTTCGTCCCATGCGCCGCCTCACAGATCACCCCGGTTCGGAGGGTGCCCACGCCCACCAGCAGTCTCCCTCCGACCGGGGTTCGATCGCGGTGAGTCTAAGAAGACCGGGAGCCTGGCAGGGTCGTCTCGGGGACTTAGTGGGAGGCTGCCACCTTCCAGGTCGGGTCCGCCCTCGTTAAGGAGGATGCCAATGACCGCTCACCACGAACTCGCAAGGGGCACATAATCGTACGCAGCCACTCGGGGCACATTGACCTGAGTGACACGGGGGCCGCCGGAAAGCCTGCTGCGTGGTAAGGGTACCGTGGAATGAGCCAGTTGAGTCTGGAGGGCGCCACAAGGATCCTCGGCCTCCACCAATCGAGTGGGTGTATGCCAAATAGCAGAGCAGCCTGAAGCGGGCTACCAGCCTCGGATCAAAAGCAATACCGAGGACGCCGTCAGCGTGGTGCGTTGCAGGTGAGAATCCTGCCACCCACATCTTCTCGAAAGGGGCAGTCATGAGCAAGGGATCAGGTACAAGCATTCGCCGCACAGGCAAAGCTCGTAAGGCACGGGTTCCTAAGACAACGCACGGCATCGTCACAACTCGCAAGGACGGCACTGTCTACTCACAAGACCGACTGGTCGTCAATCGAGGCACCGACGAGGAAGTGATCGTGCCGACGGCTCAGGCCCGGAAGCTCATCGATCGCCTCGGGCTGGCAGGGAGGAAGTTCCGCGGCCCGGACAACGTCGAGCGCAAGATCAGCTGATGAGCTGGAAGCAATTCGCTCTATTGATGGCTAGCTTCCTGCCATTCACGCTGCTCTTGGGCTACATCACCGGCGACCCCAACGCCGTTATCGGGAACGTCCTCGCCATCATCATCTTCGTTCCGTTCATATGGTTCTGCGAGAGGTTGTAGATATGTACCGCGGGACTAACCTCGAGGAGTTGAAGGCGTCGCTCCCACCTGAGTACAGCGAAGTGCCCTGGTTCTCCTATAGCCAGCTGAGCACCGCTGATACGTGCGGGTACAAGTGGTACGTCAAGTACCAGCTGAAGCTGAAGCACCAGTCCTCGAATACAACGAGGCTGGACATTGGCGACTTCGTGCATCAGTTTCTGCATGACCTGTACGCTCGCATCGCCTCCGGTGAAGTGAGCGGACCGCAGGAGTGGGCCGATCGCTTCCTGGATGCCACGCTGATGCAGATTGTCGACGGCCTGAAGTTCCTCGACCAGGTGAAGCCGGCCGAGACAGCCTTCAAGATCATTCGTCGGTACTGCCAGTCCGACAATCTCCGAGGCCACCGCCCTGTAGGAACCGAAGAGCACTTCTTCGTGATGGTGACGCTTCCTGACGGTCGCCGTTTCGTTCTCCAAGGGTACGTCGATCTCATCACGATGGACCTGCACGATCGAGTCTGGGTCTGGGATCACAAGGCGCCTGAGGGTATGTGGCGCCCACGGCGCGAGTGGAACGCCATTCAGCTGCCGCTGTACCGGATCCTCATGAACAGCACCGGCATGTCTGTGTACGGAGTGATCATCAACCTGATCAACTCCTACGATTACAAGCACTTCGAGAAGGAACCTGACGACAAGCTCTACAAGCGAATCGAACAGGTGCACACGCCAGCTCAACTGAACAACATCTGGGCAGAGTTCCAAGCGTTGGCTGCGTTCACCCTCGATATACGTGAGGGTAAGGTTCCCGTCCGCCGGAGCCTGCAGGATCACATCTGCCAGAACTGCGACCTGCTGGTGCCATGCAACGCTCATCTGTCCGGCGAGCAGTTGGAAACTGCGGTTGCCTTGAACAGCAACCGTAACGTACACTTCAGGAGCCTTCCCGTCGGTACCGGCGTAACACTCGATCTGGAGGATATATGAAGTCTCGTCCGTTGATGGCGATGGACAACGACACGCGGGAGCAGAACTACTTCCGTCAGAACGGTGTCAACCGCCTCACACCGCGCCAACGCCGGCGCATCATCCACCATCATCTCCGGGCTCTCAAGCCCCTCCGGAGGTTCCGTCTGCGATGACCGATCAACTCCCGCAGCTCGGACCCTCCCTACAGGGGCCTCCTCTGCAGCCGCTGCCGCCCCCCGATCAGCAGCCTCTGCCAACGCCCGGACTGCCCCAGAACTCCGGCGGCCCTGTAGTCGTCCAGATGATGACGGGCATGGACATGAGTCCGTACCTGAAGCTCGTCATCTTCGGCGGCTCCGGCACGGGCAAGACACGGTTCGCTGCGACCGCTCCGAAGCCGTTCTTCATCGACACTCAGGGCGGCACGAAGACGCTGCGTGACTGGCCAGAGCTGCTCGCCAAGGTCAACATCGCTCGGGTTCCTGAGTGGCGATTCTTTCCTCCGACGATCGCAGCGATCAAGCGCCGTGACCACGATCTGACTCGGGACCGCGAGACGTTCGTGCTGGACACGATCGACTCGCTGCAGCGATCGAACCTGCGAGCGATCCTGAACGCCAAGCAGGGCGGCAACAAGTTCCTGCCGATGGAGCACGAGTACAAGCAGTCGGGTGAGATGTTGATCCGACTGATCCTCGAGCTGCGGGACCTGGAAGCCCACGTGATCATCCTCATGGATCAGACCGTGATCAACGATCCTGCTGAGGAGGGCCGACCGGCCCGCTACGAGATCCGCCCTGGGGTCACGCCGAAGTTGGCCAAGACGCTCGTCGAGGAGTTCGACCTGGTCGGCTACCTGCAGCTCAACCGGGACCAGGAGAAGTTCCAGAACATCCACAACATCCTCACCACCCAGTCCTCGGATGTCATGTGGCATCCGAAGTCTCGGTTCCGACACCTGCCGACGCAACTCGGCAACCCAACGTTCGACGACCTCCTCAAGGCGGCGAACCTTTACAAGGAGCAGCCGAAGTGACCGACCTCTCCGGATACCAGATCCAGCAGCAGCCCGCCTACGGCCAGCCGGTCGAGGATGCCATCAACCTGACGATGGGCATCGAGACGACCGGTGGTCTGGCCGCCGGCGTCCCGCCCGAGGGCACCCACCGCTGGCGCACCGAGTACGAAGGTCGCCAGTACACGCAGAACGGCGAGGTGATGCTCAACATCGCCTGCACCATCATCGAGTCGCACGTCCCCAATGCCATGGGACAGAAGCACATCGAGCGCCTGACGATTCCGGGCGGAGTCCGTCAGGCGAACGACTACGCCACATGGCAGAAGATGATGAAGATGCTCCGCATGAAGCTCGAGGGCATCACGGGCCGGCCGTTCCGGGACGACAACATCCAGCTCAACCCGCCACGAGACCTCAGCGGCTGCATCTTCGTCGCTCGCTGCTACCACGAGGAGAGCGAGTCCGAGCAGACCAAGGATGACGGCACCGTCGAGAAGCGGAAGTTCAAGAACAGCCGCCTCACCGACTGGACGCCACCGGGCATCCCGCAGCAGCAGGCCCCCGCCGCTCAGGGCACGTTCGCTGGTCCGACTCCCGGCCCGCAGCTCGGTCAGCAGCAGATGCAGCAGGCGCAGCCATCGATCAACCTCGGGCAGGCTCTGCAGCAGCAGGCCGCGCAGCACGCAGCACCGCAGACGCTCGAGCAGGCTGCACAGGCGATGGCGCCTCCGCCGCAAGCCTTCACGCCGAACCCGGCCCACTACGTCGATCCTCGCGTCCAGGGCGCTGCCAACCTAGGCGATCCCGTGGCTCAGCAGATGGTCGATGCTGTGCAGCCCTCGATGGAGGAGCTGGCGCACCGGGCGGAGTTGGCAGCTCGTGCGGCGAACGCTGCGCAGGCCGCGCAGACCGACCAGGACATGCAGGCCGCCACTGTCCCGGCTGCTCAGCCCGAGGCCCAGCCAGTGCCGAACCTCGGTCTAGGCGGGATGAGCTTCCCGATCGGCGGACAGCCCGAGCAGCAGCCGGCCCCCGCTCCTGCCACGAACGGAGATCCGTCCGAAGAGCCGTTCTGACCGTCAGTTCCGCTCCGCCCGCAGTATGCGGGACCTGTGTCTTCCACCGCCTGACACGGGTCCCGCTCTGCGGGCTTCTGGCCGTTAAAGAAGTGAGTCGGGATGACGATTTTGTCAGACGCGTCAGACACCAATCCAAAGGATCTCGAGAACTTCTACGAATTCCTCTACGGGGTCCGAGAAGGGTACGTCTATGCCACGACCAAGGAACTCGGTGCTGAACAGCAGGTGCATTGGAAGCAGCACTTCTTCTCGTGGCCGTTTCAGAAGAAAGACCTCGTTGACTTCACAGAGTTGAACCGGTCGAGGCGCGACGTTTACGTCTGCCCGTCTCTGTTCAACGCCAAGAAAGCCACCAAGGAGCACGTCATAGGGGCGGACGTGATCTGGGTGGAGCTCGACGACGTTCCGCAGAACGTCGACAGCGTACCTCCTCCTACCTGTAGGATCGCTTCGGGTGGGGAAGGTCACGAGCACTGGTACTGGAAGCTCAACACGACGCTGACCGGATGGCAGCTGGATCTCGTCAATGAGACTCTGGCTTACCACATGGAAGCTGACCTGTCAGGATGGGATTGCACTCAGGTTCTGCGTCCTCCGAACACGTTCAACCACAAGCGTCGTCGTGAGACGTTCAGTTTGTTCATGTCGGACGTTGTGCTAGATGTCGGTCTCTTCCAGACGCTCCCAGCACCGCCGGCTAAGGGTGACGGCTCGATCCCGGACTACTTCCCGCCTGTCGAGGAAGTGTTGGCGAAGTACGTGTGGCCGAAGGCTGCGCTCGAGCTGTATCAGTCTACAGATCCTAAGGATCGTTCCGACGCCCTCATGTCGTTAGGTTTCCACTGCGCTGAGATGGGCATGGCGCGGCAAGAGATCTTCTCAGTTGTTGTAGCAGCAGATGATCGATGGGGCAAGTTCTCTGGGCGAGCTGACCGCTTCCGGCGGATCGGCGATCTAGTCGCAGTAGCATTGAGGAAGTACCCGAACCACGGACAGGCTCAGCTAGCACAGTCTGAAATACCGATGGTGAACCTCACTCCGATGGGGTTCAAGACGCTGCTCACTACTGAAATCAGCATGGAGTGGCAGTGGGATGGACTCCTACAGAGGGGTGGTTACTTCCTACTGACCGGACCGACCCAAGTGGGCAAGACTCAGTTCAGCCTCAATGCTGCCAGCAGGATGGCGCTGGGGCAGCCGTTCCTCGGGCGGAAGACGCACTCGGCCCGCATCGGGTTCTTCTCACTCGAGATGGGTTTGGTCGATCTGAAGCACTTCGTGTCTCAGCAAGCGTTCTCCTTCCCGACCGAAGAACATGCGATCTTGGAAGAGAACCTGAAGCTGTTCCCGCTTGGCGAGCCCTTGTACTTCTCCCACCCTGCAGTACAAGCTCAGCTAGATCAGATCGTCGGTGATCTCAAGCTGGACGGAATCATGGTAGACTCTCTCGGCTCAGCTACTGACGAGACTGTCAGTGACGAGACGATCAAGAGGTTCTTCCATTGGAACGACCAGTTCAAGAAGAAGCACAACATCTTCACCTGGTATATCCACCATCACCGTAAGCCAAACGGAGAAAACAAGAAGCCGAACAAGATCGGGGACGTTTATGGGTCTCAGTACATCACGTCGTACGCGACGACTGTGCTGTGCCTCTACCCTGCAGGGCTCGACAATGTGATCCAAGCGATCCCTCTGAAGGTACGTCTCGCACCTGCTGTCAAGCCGTTCTATGTGTCTCGAGACAGCCGTCTGCACTTCGTCCTCACTGAAGCAGCAGGTCCACCGGCACTCGGCCCAGGATCGCCCCAGACAGCCGCAAACGGGGGGTCGGCACTGGTTGGACCTGGAATTGCCAGCGGCCCCGTGGAACACCATTCCGGGGGTGCTATGACCGGGGCCTGGTCAGTCGGACCAGCCACTTTCGCCGAGCTGGGCGCCGGGCCGTCGGAGTCCCCGAGTACGCTGAACCCAGGCGAAGAGACAGTCAATCTCTCGTTCGGAGGTCTCAAGTGAAGTCCGCTGTTCAAACACCAATCCCGCAGCTCTTGGCCATGTTCGGGATACCTACAGACAACTTCCACAAGGCTCGTCGGCTTGAGCCTAGAATGGTCGAGTGGCTACTGACCGACCCTGACGAAGACGATCTGCTCACTGTCGCGTTGCTGATGGCGCTCGCCCGTCACGGTGTGATCTGGCCTCCCGAGGTCTACACTCAGCCGGCTGCATTCAGAGGACTAGGATGATCCTTGTTCAGACTGAGGAGCAATTCAACGCTGCGCTGGATATCCTCCGTCAGGCGAAGATCATCGCGTTCGACACGGAGACGTACGGCAAGCGGGGCACGCCAGTACAACATCCTGCTCAGGGCAACAGGCTGATCGGGCTCTCAGCTTGGTGCGTGATGCCAGGAGCGGATCAATACGAGGTCGGGTTCTACATCCCGTTTCGGCACGAGGCGGACGACAAGGTCCTCAACCTGTTCACTGTTTCTGAGAATCTGCCAGTTGAGCTGCTACCGAAGATGGCAGATGTTCTGAACAGATCAGACGTCAGGCTCATCTTTCATCATCTCAAGTTCGACGCTCAAATGCTTCGTGCTGATGACCTTTGGTTGGAGCCAGATCCGGCAAGAGTTACCTGCACTATGGCCAAGGCCCAGCTCGTGGATGAGAACATGTCTCACAAGCTGGAGGAGGTCGCTGCGCTGTGTTTCCCGGATCAGGACGTCAAGTCCGAAGAGATCGAGATCAAGAAGATCATCAAGAAACAGGGCGGCTACCATAAGACCACTCCCAAGCAGATGGCGCCCTATGCCTGTCGCGATGCTCAGTCGACGTTCGGTATCGAACCGTTCCTCGACCGTAGCCTCGAGCGACAAGGACTGATGCACCTGGTCCCTAGGGATATGGAGCTGCAGCTCTGCTTGATGGAGATGGAGTGGGAGGGTATACGCCTCGACCAGAAACTTGCTGCGCGGCTATCCAAGCAGTCTCGTACGCGTATGCGAGAGATCGAAGATGAGCTGGGATTTGACTGCTCTAGCAAGTTCGAGGTCGCTCGGGTGCTGTTCGGCCCAGCATCCGCCGGAGGGTTGGAGCTGCCTTATGACGAGGTTACCATTCCAACCAACAACGTCTTTCCCGGAGGAGTTCCAGGGACTGCGCAGAAGATCCTTGTTGAGCTCCGGCATCCGATCGCTGAACGTGTACTAGAGTACCGCGGGATTCAGAAGGCGGACGGAACCTGGTACCGCGGATGGCTCGGCCGCATGGGCAAGGATGGCCGCATCCACCCAACGTACAACGTCTCCGAAAAGAAGGAGAAGTTCGGAACAGTAACCTCGAGGTTGTCTAGCTACATTCAGCAGATTCCTCGTAACCCTAAGGCGATGGTCAAGCTCCTGCTGATGCCAGACGAAGAGGACTGGATCATGGTTGAGCATGACTACAACCAGATCGAATACCGCCTCGGTGTATGCTATGCCGAGGACGCGGATCTAATCGAGCAGTTCCGCAGCGGGGCAGACGTCCATCAGGAGTTCGCGGATCAGATCGGCGTCGATAGACAGACGGCCAAGCCGACCACGTACACTATCCTCTTCGGAGGTGGTGGACCGGCCGTTGCACGCAGCCTCGAGCAGCAGGCGTGGATCAACGAGCGCCGTATCATCAGCATCCCAGATGAGTACGGACAGCAGCTAGTGGACGAGTACTACCGACTGCATCCGAAGATGAAGCGGATCTCGTACGCTGCCAAGAAGCAGGCTGAAGAGCACGGCTTCGTCCAGCTATGGAACGGGAGGAAGCGGCACTTCCACGGGCAATGGAAGTTCGGTGCTCGAAAGGCGTTCAACTCCGTCCTACAGGGGGGAGCTGCTCAGATCGTCGTAACGTCCATGCTGGAGTTCCACCGCGCTCGCAAGGCGGTGCCGTACCGCATGCGCTTTCAGGTGCACGACTCGCTCGGCTTTGCCATGCCAGTGGATCGGTCGGAAGAGTACTGCCACGACATACAGCAGGTCATGGAGTGGCCCTCGAAGCGGTTCCCCGTGCCGTTCCCCGTGGACTTCAAAGTCACGCGAGGCTTTCATCTAGAGGACATTAAGGTCGAGGAGGTGAGCGATGAACTACTTAGTGCTGGATCCGGGGGAGATGACGGGCTGGGCGCTGTTTAACTACGAGGGCCGGCCGCTGCAGATGGGGCGGCTGAGGTACCCGACAGCGAAGAACCTGAAGGATGAGCTCAATCCTTGGTTGGACCAGATAACCGCCGACACCGCCGACCTGTTCGTGGTCGAAGAGTACATGCTGAGAACCCGTAACAATTCAGGGCGCCCAGCGCACTACACACCTGAGTGGGACCGCGTCTACACCGCCCGTGCGATCGGCGCCATCGAACGACGAGCGCACGAATTGAATGTGCCGATCTACTGGCAGTACCCTTCGATTCTTCCCACTGCGGCTCAGGCATTCAACCTATCCCTGACAAAGTTCAGAGGGGCTCAGCATCCAGTAGACGCAGTTCTCCACGGTCTGTACTACGCGTGGAAGCGCCTAGGGATTCTCCCGCCAGACCGCCCTGTAGAAGAGTCAGCCCCGATAGTCCCTGAAACTGTGGTTGTTCGGGTTGATGGTCTCGGAGACCTACGAAGAGCGGGACGGGCTGTGGAGCGGGATCGGAAGAAGCAACGGCGACCGTAGACTTGCCCTCGAATATGGCCATCTGTATCTCACGGTAGCCAGTCAGCACGCCGCCGAACCTATTCATTCGCCTCCGCTCGCGCTCATCGAATCCGCCCCATACGCCTTCATCCTCCCCATTGAGGTTGGCGTACGCTAAGCAGACATCCCAGACAGAACATCCTGAACAGATTCTCTTGGCCTCGCGAACCTTGAGCGGATCGAAGAACAGAGCAGGCCCTGCGTCTCGGCAGCGGGCTTTCTTCTGCCATTCAAGAGATAGGCGTACCACAGCGTTATACTAGCGTGTACTCACTCCCGTGTCAAAGAGAAGTTAACGACGCGGACGAGATTCTTACGAGCAGGCCGCAGCGTCGGGAAACGCCTCTTGGCTGCAGAGGATGTCCTTGATCTCCGGCACCAGGTTGACGGCTCGAGTGACCGCGGCATTGCGCTGTATCTCGGCTTCGTCAGGCTCTTGGAGATCGTCGACGAACTCTTTCACTTCGGCGGAGTTCTGCTTGGCTTCGTCGATGGCATTGTCGTCGTTGTCGGCGTTGATGTAGGTCACAACACTCGTGACAATGCTGATGAAGAACGCCACCAGCCCTGCCAAAAGGAGCCGCCTCACTCCTTCCAGCATGCGGACGATCTTTTCCTCAGGCGTTTCGTTTCTCGGGCTCCGGCTCGTCTTCATCTCGGACTCCCTTTACCTTTCGTACGACGTCTCCGACGAAGCACCAAGTTGACACTCCACCCATCAGTGGAGTGAGAAAGTCTGGCATGTTGTAGGTGGGGTCTGCGACCGCCCGGAGAGCCGCAACACCCCAAATCACAATGATGACGACGGCCAGAGCTATTGCTACTAGTTCTTTGGGCTCCCGCTTCTCCACCCCGCCACCCTTCCGTGTAGTCCCTCGTAGGCCAGTCTAGCGCAGCCCCCGATGGTTATGCCCAGGTAGAGAAGCGGGATCTGCTGGGCGAGATGGCGCATCAATCGTCAGTTCGAAGCGAGATGTTGCGCTTGTCCAGCTCGGCATCCACCGCCGCCTGGACGACACCTCCGAGGAGAGGCTTGAGCGCCTCGGCCACGGCAGCCGCATCGATCTGCACGACGGGCTGACCGATGGCCTGCACACGCTGATCGAGGTCACCGAGATCGCGCTCGATCTCTGCGAGCTTGGTCAACACCTTGCCGGCCTCGGTGTCGGTGTTGCGGATGGCCTCGCCGTGATGCTCGTTCGACAGGTTGTAGACGGCCTCGACCTTCTCTCGGACAACCTGGACGGCGGCGAGGATCTGTGCTGCATCAGCCATTGACAGCTCTCCTTGCTGAGCGGTCCCGAGGATCTTGGCCGCGAGACCTTGGGCGGTCATGCCGATCGCGGAGTTCATGTCACCCGTTCCGGGGGCAGCCAGACCGGCGATCGGAGCGGTCGAGCTGTACTGGATGATCTCGACGGGCTGACCCGCGAACGGTGAGATGTTCGGGTTCAGCGAGTAGTGCGCGTTCCAGAGGATCGCGTTGACGAACGAGTCTCCGCCGCCGAAGGCCGCGTACCACCATCGTGAGGTGTAGAGCATCATGTTCCGAACGGAGATACTGGTGCGCCGCTCCACCTCGCGGAACCAGGCGTTCGCCTCGTCAACCGTCGGGTTGGAGCCGTCGCCGGCTGTCTCGAGATCGAGCATGACACCGAAGTCAGCGCCGTCGTCCGCCGTATCGAGGTAGTTGGTCACCTGCTGAGCGATCGACATGCCTCGACGAAGGAAGTGGTAGGCGATCGGTAGGAGCCCTCGCGATCGCATCTGGGCACGCCACGCGGGGAAGTACGGATCCTTGTGTGACACACCCTCGGTCGCCTTGCACGCCGACACCGGGTACGTGCGGGCGTAGACGTTCCAGTCCTCGACCCTCCTGTAGCGAGATAGGTCGGGGAACTTGTACCCCTCAGGAATCGGCATCTTGACCCTCCTGAGCTTCCAGTCCGTGTTCGATCGCCACAGCGACCTCGTTGTCGACTTCCGCGTGGCAGTGCTGGCAGACGCGCTTGCCCATCGCGGACTCGAACGAACTGCCTCCACAGCTACCACATACGAGCGTTATCATTTCCAGCCTCCAGCCTAGGTGCCGTACTGCGCACCGTACTTGTCTTCCCATTCCTCTTCTGCTTGCTTCACCGAATCCTCCTTGATCTGACGGAGGATGGCTTCGATGATGTCTTGCCGCCGGCGCAGCTCGGACTGCATACGCTCCGGCGTGACCTTGCGGAACCCGAAGCCGGTGACGTAGTTGGCGACAGTCTCCGAGACAGTGACGCGGTTGCCTCCAACATTCACCGTGTACGTTGGAGATCCAGGACGGTCGCTCTTGGTGAAGAGACCAGGCGCACCATTTGCGAGGGGCTGCTGCAATATCCTGCCTACAGGGAATTGGTTGATGATAGAGTCTGCAGGTGTCTGCGCTACGTCAGCGCCCGATGCGAGGTCCGTCTGCGTAGCCCACTCAGCAGGACCGCGCACCAGCGGGGTCGACTGCTCGAGCAGGATCTGCTTCAGGAACTGTCGGGACCCTGCTCCGATCTTGTCGACCGCTCCACCCGGCTGAGCAAACCCACCGAACAGCTCCTCGAGCTGGTTGTACGGCATGTCCGGCTGAGCGAACACGGCATCGTTCTCAGGGCCACCCTGCTGCAGCTCGATACCTGGCAGCACGCGCATCCACTCAGGCGTAGCGTTCACCATGCCCGGCAGAGCCTCGTCGCGGTTGTCCTGCCCTGCGAACTGAGCCACTGCGTTCATGCCCTTGGTCGGCACGATCATGCGCCCTGGCTGTGTGAAGTAGGACTCCATCATCAGGGGCACGTTCTTCCTCATGAAGGTGTAGAACGGGACAGCCCGACGGAAGATCCGCTTCTCGATCTCGGTGAGGTCTTGGTAGTCGAAGTTGTACTTCCGGACTCGCTTCGACGCCAGCTCAGCAGCCTCTTCGACTCGACCCACCTTCGGCGTCTTGCCCAGAGCGTCAATGAAGTGAGCCATCCGCATGACGTCTTCGCGAACCTCTGACCCGCGGCGGATGACGTTGCTCGAGCCGGTGAGGTACTTCGATCCCATGCCCGGGATGATGTTGGCCTCCGCATGGAAGAACCCGGCCTTCAGCCCCATGCCCTCGTAGAGCTGGATGATGTCGTTACCCGTGAGCTTCGTACCGTCAGCCAGCGTCACCATGACTCGGTCCAGGTTGCCCGAACGAGTCACTAGGCGGATAGCCTTCCTGTAGGGTCCCACAGTCTGGACCCCATCGAGGAAGTTGACGAACATATCACTCATGGTGTTGCGGACATGGAAGCCGGGGTTCGGAGCAGTCTGCAAGAACTTCATCCGAGCCTGGATGTTGTCGAACAGGCGACCGAACCTGGTGATGGTCTCATCATTTGAGAAGATTTGCTCCATCTTCGACAGGGACGCCGCCACGTCCTGATCGAAGTAGACTCCGGGCTCGAAGAACCTGCCGACGCCGCCCTTCAGCTTGCGAGCCTCGACCAGAAGGCCACGGTCCTTCAGAGCCCGGAGAGCCTTGGAAGCCGTGTCCTTGCCGCCGAGGCTCACTCCGAACCTGGCGGTGATGTCACGCATCATCAGATGTGAGGCGGCCACCCTATGCGACTTCGCGAGGCGATGAACGAGGATGTCTGCCACGTCTGTCAGCGGACGAGCACCACCCGCTTCCGCTTCAGCGAGAGTGCGGAACTTCTGGGCGCCGCCCCCTGTAGGCTTGACCCATGAGCCAAGACCGCGATGGAAGCCCGGGTTCTTGTAGACGTGATAGAGGTAGTTGTCCTTGAAGTCACTCGCACCGAGAGCACCCGCCTCGACCTCACGATCAAAAGCGGCACGGAAGAACTCCCTCGACTTGTCATACCCCTCGACCATGGCCGGCGTGAAGCCCTTAGTGTCGCCTGTCTCCAGCGCACGAGCGATCTGGACGCGCTGCTTTTTGCTCAGTCCGAGGTCTGTGAAAGCCCTCTTGACTTCCTTGGCCTCTGCCTCGAACTGAGAGGCGGACACGTTATAGTATTGCCGCCGAATGCGATGCAGGGCCTCGCCCACTTCAGCATCCGTGCGGAAGGTCTTGGCGAGAGTCCCGCCCAGCCGAGATCCACGGAGGGCCTTCGACACGCCGCCGATTGCACGCCCACCAGCCCGGCTCGATGCAACAGTGCGCCCAGCGAACTTGAGGTCCAGATTGAGGTTCTCACGCAGAGCCTTGCGTGTCGCGATCTCATCCAGGACGTCAGCGCCGACCTTGTCAGTGAACTCGCTCCTCGCCTTCTTGATGGCGGTTTCACCGACCTCCTTGATCTCCTTCGCCGTCAGGGTCTTGCCCATGACAGTAGCCTCAGCCTTGGCTGCTGTACGGGCATCGCGAGCGATCTTGCGCTGTGTGCTGCGGCTCCAGAACGGGTCCTTCAGCGCTTCACCGACACGGTCCCGCATTGCACGCTCAGCAGAGTGCTCGCCGTACGACGAGTTGATGTCAGCGATGACTTCCTTGACAGGACGTCGGGTTATACCCTCCGCCTCCATAGCTTCACTGAGGGCCTTCCGATACGCGCGGCGGCCGGCAAGCGGACCTCGTACTGCGCCCTCTTCAACTGCCTTCTCCGCTGCCGTGCGAGCACCGGCTTCCAGGACCTCTCGCTCTCCGGCTTCGAGGGCACCTAGACCTCCCTTGCGGGCGACTGTACTGGTACCAAATGAGAAGTACGAGGTTGGGTCTGTGCCGACATCCAGAGCGAACCCGGCTACAGCAGCAGGCTTGCCCTCGATGATGTCGTTCTCTCGGAGGACTTCACCGAACCCCGTCTTGTCTTGACCAGAGAGCCCGCGCCACGCACCCCGTGCCATAGCGCTGCCCAGGTTGGGTGACAGCTCCTGCCAGTCAGGGTGATGCTCGACCTCACCGGTCTTGACGTTCTTCCAGAACCCTTCACCTCGAGGCGCGCGGCTCTCCTCGAACTCACCGGTCTCAGGATTCAACTTCGACTCGGCATACCCGCCTTCGAGAGGAACCCAACCGGGATGCTCTGCACCTTCACCGCGCAGGTGCCGGCCCTCAGCCCGAACAGCCCCTGAGATCGCGTAGCCCGGTCGGCTCAAGATGTCTAGACCGCGTAGCACTCCACTGCCAGCTGGGTTGTTCAGAGCGTCGTACAGCACGCCCTTCCACCCGCCCGGCTGCTGATCTGCAGCTCGCTCAGCCTGAGCTTGGAGCTGCTGATTCAGGGCGTCTGCCTCGATCCGAGCAACGTCCCAATCCCTGTCACCAGAGTCAGGAGCGTCGTAGCTGCCATACAGCGACGCCGGTGTTTCGTACCCTCCAGGAGTCGTCCGATCCAGCTGGCTTGCCATCTCGGCAGCGGCCGCTTCCCTGTAGAAACTCCGATTCCTCCGCACGCGCTCAACAGCGTTGCGCCCGCTGTACGCGGGGCTCCAATTCATGTTGAGTCGATACTTCCCGATCGACGGATCGAACGTGACGATCTGCGGGATGTTCGAGAAGTAGTACAGAGGCTTGGGAGGCATGATCAGTAGTAGATCTGGAGTGCCTGCCGCAATGCGTCACGACGGAAGTTGTTGTGCTCTCGGTTCGTCCTCTCCATCGCGAAGTCGAGCGGGTCGATGCCAGTCATGCCCGGCCGAGTGGACTGAGCGCTGGCGTAGTCGATGATGCCCTGGAGGTCGCCTCGGAAGGCGCCGCTGGCCCGGTCATCCCAGTAGTCGGAGGGCTCGTTCAGGAACTGATTGAGACCACCCTGGCCCTTGTCATCCCAGGGACGCGAGGGACCGCTCTGCAGCTCCTGCATCTTCTCCTGGATCTCGAGACCCATGAGCTGCGCACGCAGCATGTCCAGCGGGTTGCCACTGCGACCCCCGCCGCCTCCACGTGCTCGAGCAGCCGCTGCACGCATCTGCTGCTGCATCTGTGCCAGCTCGATCTCACCCTGCAGCTTCTGCAGAGCGTACTGACCCTTGGCTTCCGCCTCCGCGGTCTCCAGGTCAGTGAGCTCCTTCATCAGCTGCGTGCGAGAGTCCGCCGCGACCTGCGTACCTTCGCGACGGATGTTGCCCACGCCCTCGTTGCCAGCCTGCCGGTACTGAGCCCCTTGAAACTGCAGGCCCGAGACACCAGCAGCCCGGCGTCGAGCGGCCGAGATGAGGGACTGGTTCAGCTGACCGCGGAGCGCCTGCGTGGCGGAGTCCGTGGCGTCACCGATGCCCAGCATGCTGAACTGCTGACCGAGACCGCCGGCCGTAGCGTTCGCCTGCGACTGCAGAGCCCGTGTCATCTCGTCGTACGTGCCACCGACGTTCCGAGCCGTCTCCTGGAAGGAGGCGTTCGTCGCGTTGACTCCGTTCAGAACTTGACGAGCGGTCTCGTTGTAGCCACGACGGATCTGCCGGTCGGCCTCGTTGATATCACCCTTGGAAGTAGCCATCACCGAGTCCTTCCGGTATTACGGGCGTAGCGTCCTCCGCCACCTGCCGGCCCAGCGATCTGGCCGAACATGGCTCCGATGCTGTTGCCGGCTCCCTTCTGCTTGTTCTTGGCGACCTGCTGCATGAAGAGGGTCTGGAGAAGATCGAAGGGGATCATGCCCCCTCCACCTCCGCCGCCTCCCCCTCCTACAGGCACAGGCCGGCGAGCAAGCGCTAGCTGCTGGCGAAGCAGCGCGGCCTGCTGGTTCTGAGCGGCGATCGACAGGAACGCCTGACGTCGAGCGAACTCCGCTGCGATCTTGGCCTGAGCCTCCTGCTGGCGCTTCGCTGCAGCCCGCTGTACGGCCGCCGTGTTCGCCCCACGCAGCCCCTCGATGATGGTGTCGAACCCTGAGTTGCGATCTTCGGCAAGGGCCTGTAGCTGCTGCTGACGGCGCTGTGCGGCCGATGTCAGGTCGCGCTGGTAGCCCTCACCGATACGCCCTTGCTCCGTGGCGTAGATGCCAGAACGGAGGATGCCCTGCCCTGCCATCTGGCCTGTGTTCTGCTCGTACTGACGATCGCGAGCCTGCAGCAGATCCCGGGCGGTCTCGTCATACCCCACACGAGCTTCCTCGGTGCCGCGGGTGTACCTCTTGTTGAGGTCTCCCATGGCTCGACGAGAGCTGGCGATGGTGTTGCCCAGTGACGAGTCGAAATACTTGTTCTTGCCCTGAGCTGCGTAGATGCTGTTGATGAGGGCATTTACGCGATCAGTAAGTCCGCCTGCCACGGGCCCTCCCTTGAGTGCGCTGTGCCATCTTTCGACGAGCAGCAGACTGCAGCGGATTCAGATCTCCAGTACCGCGAGGCCGGCCGAACTGATAGCCACCTCCGCGATGGGCGTTTGTCATGCCGCCCTTGTAGATGGTACGACCCCTCGACAAAGTCCCTCGAGATCCCCGAGGTTCGATGAGGCCTTGGAGGCGACGTCGCACTGCCTCCATGCCGAACTGTTCGAGATTACGGTTCGCCATGTCAAGCCAACAACACTGCTGGGAATGACAGTCTCCCTCTGAAACTGTCTCCACCGGCCCAGGACCAAGGTACCGTGTTTTCCACGGCTGTGCCACCTTGACTCCGGATTTTTAGCTGCGTGCGAGAGATCGCTATCGCGCTATAGATCTCCTGGTCTCCTGTATCGAAGTCGAACATAGCGATCTGTCCAACCGGGAGACGAATTCGATCCGTTCCATCGAGATCCAAGTCAACCGAGAACGGAAGCCCTTCGATCTGGTACTCACCCGTTCCTGCGCCTGCCCCACCGCCGCTACCAAACTCCATGTAGAAGTCGGCGTTGAAGTAGTTCGCAGCCAGCGAGAACTTGCCGACTGAGATACCTGTCGTACCGAGACTCGGCTGCGTACCCGTCGAAGTCAGGATTGGAGTCCACGCGCCACCGGTCCCGTTGACGTATGGATACCAACCGTTCCTTGGATGCTCGGCCCACTGAGTTCCCGGGACTACAGGTACGGGGGAGTTGTCAGTCGGGACTGCTGGGCGGCCGCCCTTCGCGAAGCCAGGGTACGTGGGAACTATGTTCAACTCGTACGGCTTCGCCATCGTCCTCCCACTCCTTGTACGAGTCCAAATCATCCAGGATCATGTCGTGCGTCGATCCCTGGAGCCCGGGCTGATCTGCTTTATCTGACAGGAAGATCACGACAGCTGCCCGACGTTGAGCGTTGCGCTCCGCCGGTGTCTCTCCGTCGACAACTGCCTCCTGCATGACTCTGAGGATGTCACCGCGATCGATCTCGGTCATGTTACCTGGTCCGATCCGCGTCGAACAGTACCCCTCGGCACGACCTTGCCGGCGATCCGGTAGAGCTTGAAACCGACATCTCGGATGTCCAGCGCAGTGATGCGGAGCGACATCTTGCGAGTCATGCCCAGACCTTTGATGGAGTCTGTGAACACGTCACCTGGCGATCGATCAGGATGGTTGATGTTCCCGGGCAGTGTTCGGCTGAAGACCTTCTCTGCACCGTGCAACTCAGCACCCGGTGCTGCACGAGTGACACGCCCACGATCCGACTGCACCTGTTCGACGAGGACGTTCTGCCCCTCCCACTCGAACATCCACCAGTGAACCCTCTTGTAGAGGGTCGGATCGCCGAACTCGGAGAATTTGGTCTGAAGAGAGACGTTGAACGTGTGCTCGGTGGTTGTCGGCGGTGCGATGTGTGTGCCCGTCTCATCGCGCCAGTAATCGTTCGTGCGAATCTCTGTTCCGAGCAGAAGACCTTCGGTGCCTGCGACGAGATTCGCTGTCGTCATGTAGATGCCAGACTCGATGTGCTCATCGGCGGCAATCACACCACGAGGTTCCGACCAGATATTCACGGGGAACACGTTATCAGTCTCCCACGGGAACACCCACTCTGACCACTGCTCCGTCTTGACGTTGAAGCAGAAGTTGCGAGCGGTGAGGTCATCGATGAAGAACCGAATCACCCATTGGTCTCTGAACAGGGCGGACTCTGCCGTGCCGAAGCCAGCAGCGAACGGCTCTCGAGACTTGAAAACGTCATCGATCGCATCACTGAGCTTCTCGATGGTCGTACCGTCGAAGCGGTACGCTCCATCGCCAGCCACCCAGTAAACAGTTCCGTTGTACTCTTTGATCGACTCCGGCTGACACCCGATACGAGCGAACCTTCGGAGGATCCAGGTGGAGGGAAGCCCCGGCGTATCCAAGACGAAGATGTCTTCCCTCTTGAAGATGTAGAGCCGGCCCTGGTATGACATGAGGCCGGCAGGAAGAGATCCCGCGCCGCCATCGATATCAATGAAGTTGGCGGCTGGCCATACCTCAGGAGCACCAGGATTGCTGAAGTACAGTCTCGACTGCGAGCTGGACTTCAACAACCACAGGCGCTCCGCGTGAACTGCCATGTACCCCTGCTGCCCGGGGTCAGGGATCTGCGGAGTGTCCCGAATGCCGCCACCGTCCCAGTAGCGGCCCTCCGGGAAGTAGACCTTGGTGTTGTACTCAACGCCCGTGTTACCGCCAAAGACACCCTTGGGCTTGAGCGCGAAGGTGCCGGCTCCTGAAGCTGCATCGTTCGCTAGAACCTGCGAGTACTGAACTGTCCCAGCCCCGACGCCAGTCACAGTGAAGAGGCCGTTGTACGTTGCATCCGCCACGTTGACAGTGATCTGATCTCCAATCACAATCCCGTGGGAGCTCGGCGTCACGTTCAGCGTGACAACGTTCGTCGTACGAGATCCACTCGTGACCGTGACCAGAATCTTGTTCAGGCTCGGCGAAGTCTTACCACCCTCCCACAGGTAGTAGAAGTTGAGAGATGCCAGGATGCGCTGGAAGAAAATCTCGGACTTCCCTAGAAAGACGAGCGCAGTCTCAGCGTTCTCCGCATTCGAGAACAAGTGGAACCCATGCCGCGCCTGGACCACACCGTCCTGATCGAACATGACGTTCTCAGCACGGATCAGCCGATCCATCTCTCCTTCGATGTCAGCCGTGTCCGTGAAGAGGCCAGCGAACCGGCGCAGCTCGATATCCGGAGGCATCAGCCCCAGCCTCCGTATTCATAGTCCCCTGTGCTCGGCCGGATGAACGGGTAGGTCTCGTCGTTCTTGGCGTTGTTCGCCTCGTGACCGTCCTCCGTCAGCTGCTCCTTGACCGCAGCGCGGTGAGCAGCCCAGGCCTCTTCGTCACCCTCCATCTGCTTGGCCTTCGCCACGCAGAACATGATCACGGTCTCTGTGTACTCGTCAGCAACCGTGAGCAGGTCATCCGAGGCGTTGATCAACGGTGGGCGGGCCTTGTACTGCACGCTCAGCGTGCCGGCCTGTGCAGGCTTCGGAGCAAGGTACAGCTGCGCCGTGGCAGACCCTACAGTGCCCGTCGCGAAGTACCGAGGCGCCCCTGTAGGGGGCTGAGCCGTGTTCAGCGTCGGGTACATGCTGAACATCTGAGCCAGTGTCAGGAACTGCAGACGCTTTCCGTCGAGCTCAACTGACAGTGCACGGAAGAAGTCCGTGGAGAGATCGTACTGGTTATCTCCTGCGACCAGGGGAATGCTCTGCGTTCCAAGCAGAGACGATACCTGCTTCTGAATCTGCAGCTGTGACTCGTTGATCCACCGGAGGATATCCGTGATCTCCACAACTGCGCCAGTAGGGTCGCCGTACTGGCTCTTGACAGCCTCGATAACATAGGCAGCAGTAGCAGCCACGAGGCTACCTCCGTCGGATCGAGGTGAACTTGTGCGACTCGCCTGTCACTGGATTGGTCGCCGTATACGTGTCCTTCGGCGACCTCAAGACATCTGCTGCCATCTCGGACAGCGCGCGTGTCTCGTCCTGGTAACGGCGCTTCTCGCCGAGAACGATAGCCTGGTTGGCCTTGTCGATCCGAGCGAGAACATCGAGCTTCTGCGTGTCGAGAGCGTATAGGCGCTCGAGCACACTCGCATCCAGCTTCCACACTTCCATGATCACTCGAAGCTGTTGATCGGGACAACGCTCCATGATGCGATATGGAGCGTCGGTGAAGTCCGCCTGATCGGGGTCAGCGAACTGCACGACGATGTTCTCGTCGTACTCTTGCAAACGGCGCACCACGCCGAGGACATCATCTGAAACAGAGATGCCCCCGGCGAGGTGGTTGAGCCGTTCCCCGACTATGTCGTCAACTCCCCTGATGTGGCCCATCGCGGTCTCCTGGACTCCTACAGGGGGTCAGCCTTCGATGATGTCGGCGAGGATGCCGTGGGCGTTGCGCTGGCGGGTGGCGAGCTCGTAGAAGCACCGCATCATGGCCTCCCACGCGTCGAAGTCGGTCACCCACTTGATGATCGAGCCGTCCTCGTCCATCCAGTGCCACTCGCGGCTCCGGTAGACGCGGAACTTGTCCTCGTCGAGGAAGTGCATCTTCTTCGGCGGGTGGTCCACGTCCTCGACGACGGGGATCTCCTTGCCGTAGTTGAAGGCGAGGCCGCTGAAGCCGCCGGCGAACTCCTTCGTGTTCGGGTACCGCCGCTGCTGCACGAGCAGCGAGAAGTACGACCGACGCACGCCGAGGCTCGTCATGATGAGCGACGTGATGCCGCCCTGCCGACGGATGTCGTCGCACAGCTGGATCATCAGACCCTCGGACAGAGGCCGAGGGGTACCGCCGTTGGCGTTGATCCGAGCCGCCCAGATCGGCGTCGTCGCCGGATCGAGCGTGTGCAGAGGCGTCACGTTGTGGACGATGTTCCCGACGCCCGAGGGCTCCAGGTTGTAGTCGCCCGCTCGGTAGATGCCCTGCAGGACGGTCGCCGTCCACGAGGCCGACAGCGTCACCGTGTTCGTGTCGTAGTTGACCGAGACGACAGTGGCGTTCTGGAGACCGCCGGTGGGCGAGCCTGACGAGCGGACGAGCACGTCGACCAGCATGCCCTCGAGGATCCACTGCGCGTTGTCGACCGTGTGGGTCGCCGACGTCGCGGTGTCGGTGAGGGATGCGATGAGGCCGGTGCTGTCGCCGTAGATGATCCGCGAGGAGTCCTTGGCGAGATCGTTCTTCAGGCCCTCGTTCTCGGCCTCGACCGCGTTGGTGAACGCCTGGGTGTTCGTCTTCGCCAGCTCCATGAGCTGCCCGGTGTAGCGCACACGGCCGTAGCCGTACCGGAGCGGGACGTGCACCTCGGCGTAGCCCTGCTGACCGCTCGCCGGCAGCTGGCCGTTCTCCGCACGGAAGCCGATGCCCGTGTTCCTCTTGATGTGGATGGGGAAGTCGACGTACTTGCCGCCGACGTTCGACGACACGCCCTCGCTGGTGCGCTCGATTCGCCGAGGCAGAACGACCTCGTTCTGCAACTGCTCCTCGATGCGCGGTCCGTAGACCTCCTTGAGGATCGCATCGACTGTCGCCATGGTTGCGGGCATCAGGTCCTCCTCGTGTGCCCTATGACTGCCTTGCGTGTTCCAGCATCTGAGCCACGGTGGCCCGACGCTGCTTGTCGGAGGCCTGAGCGATGGGCACCTGCCCGGAAACGGCGGAGCCGCCGTTGAGAACGGGCACCGGAGGCGGCACAGGTTGGCCTCCATTGCTGGCCTGTGCCACTGGCTGCCACTGAGCCCTGAACGCCTGGACCGCCTGAGCGGGCTCCATGCCGGCGGCGAGGTTGTTGATCACGATGCTGTCGTCGAAGTCGCCCAGCTCTCGATGCAGGCTCTCGATGTACTGCTCGAACTGGGCATCCGCCTCTTGGTCCCGCTGCGCTTGAAGCTGCTGCTGCTGATTGAGAGCCATGCTCTCGATCGCCCGCTGCTGCTGCTGGAGCATCTGCTCGACGTGCGGAGGCAGCTGCGCGTACTGCGGCTGCTGCTGGAGCTGAGGGACGAACCCCGGCTGACCCGGAGCAACCTGCTGCGGCTGCTGCTGAGGGAACTGCGGCTGCTGTTGAGGGGCGCCCTGCCCGCCGGAAGCCCGCTGCAGCATCTCGATCGTGCCGGTGGGGTCCTGGTTGAACATATCCCAGACACGAGCGGCCATCTCGAGATCTTCGGGATCGTAGTCGGCGTACGGCGCCAACCCGGCGTACTGGGACTCGACCTCCATGAGACGCCGCGTGTGGCCGGCATCCCACTTCGTGATATGCGGCATGAGCGCAGCACGCTCTGCCTCGGGGATCTGCTCGAGCATGCTGCGACCGTAGTCGCTGAGCTGTGGCGTCGGGGGCGCCGTGGGAGCTGCTTGGGCGGGAGCGGGAGCTGCAGGAGCGGGGGCCTGTGCAGGAGGGGCCAGGCCCTGGAATCCCTGAGCACCTGAGTCGGGGGCTGCACTCGGATCGGACACGTGAACCTCGCTGGTCGTCGGACTGATGCCAGATTACCCGGGCACTGCTACCCGGGTACCAGGCACCTCTGGAAGATCTCGAACTACCGCGTGCGGGTGGTTCGACGAGTCATTGTCGGAGCGCCGGAGGCGTATCGACCTCCACCGTTCCGACGGTTGATCGCTCGGCGGGCGACAGCCTGGAGTTGCTGGCCGCCCTGCATGGCCTTGCTCGGACGCATGTTCGACCCGGGCGAGCCGGGCATCGTCCGCACGCCGGTGATGGGGTTGGCTCCTGGCATCGGCCTCGTCGCCGCACCGGGAGCGCCAGGGTTCGCGATCGCCCGACCCGAAGGCATGTTCTTCGGAGTGTTCACCGTCGAGCCCGGAGTTGTAGGGATGGTGCGACCACGCCTCGATCGAGGCACGCCCGCTGCACGGCGGACCAGAGCTCGATTCATCGTCGCCGCATCGAACTGGGGTGTCTTGGTAGCCACGTCCCCTCCTAGGAGATCGTCCAGGGCTCGGTCACCTGGCGCAACATGAAGAGCTTGTCGTTCATGTTGCACCTGTCGAGGTATGCCTGCGAGAAGCCGGCCAACGCGAGGATCTGATCCAGGTCCTCGAGCGTCTGAGCGCTGTTGTTGTTCCAGGCCTCGAACGACGGCGCCGTCTGCTGAGCGACAGTCACCGTGCCGCCGGTGAGGTCGACGTTCGTGAAGATGGGCAGAGGGAAATCGAACGCCGCTGCCTTGGCAGCCATCGTGACATCGACGGGCGACGTGCCGAGAGGTCCGCCGGTCGCCGTGCAGCCAGCCGCTCCGATCGCAGGGACTCCGCGCAGAGCATCACGCAGCTGCGTAGCGGTCGCGAGACGCGGGATGTTCGCCGTCAGGACGCTGCCGACGAGAAGCTGGAAGTTGTTGCCACCGCTCGCCGTTCCAGTGAAGCGAATGACCTTGGCGGTACCAGGAGTCCGGCCGACGGCTGGGACCCCGTACCTGTTCCCGATCTGAGTCTGAGGCATCTCGTGTCCCTCCTACAGGGGGGTGCCGCCCGCCTGAGCGGGATCGTTGGTCGGCATAGCCGGCTCTTCGCTCTGCGCTGGCTCCGACGCTGGGATCGCCTCGCCTCCTGGTTCTCCTCCCTCGGAGGGAGCGCCAGTCTGGAGTTCTCCAAGCTCGGGGTGCGCAGCTGCGAGTTGCTGGATCTGCACCATCTGTTCCGGGTTCATCGTAGGCGGAAGGCCCGCCATCGCGCGATGCAGCTCAACATGCCTCTCGAATTCCTGCTTGAGTTCTTCCGGAAGTCCTTCGAACTCCTGACGCTTCCGGTAGTTGTTGTGCACCTCGATGTGGAGCTGGTGGTCGTCCCACGTGTTGACGGGAACCAGAGGCATCTGATGATCCGGAGGGTAAATCTGATCCGGAGTGATCGCGCCCGTGTACGCGTTCCCCATCATCCCACCCTGAGTGGGATCCATCGGCACCTGTCCGCCGAGCGGCATACCCGCGCCCAGGTCTGCCGGCATCCCGGATTCTCCCAGGCCCCCGCCCGGGAGGGGAGCCGGCATTCCTGGTGCCGCTGCCATGCCGGGAGCGCTGCCGAGGGCTGGACTTTCGGGCGCTCCGGCGCTGCTTGCATCTTGAGGCATCATCGGATCCTGAGCCATCGGATCCTGAGCCATCGGATCTTGCCCAGGCATCGAAGCCTGGAGACCGCTGATGAGACCCTGGAACTGCGTCGCCAGACGGGACGGCTGGATCAGGCTCTCATCCGACATCTTCATGTTCTCGCGCTCAGCCTGCCGGCGATCGAGCTGCGTCTCCTCGTACATCTGGCTGGTCTCAGCCATCTCCAGGTACCGGAGCGCCTCGTCGGGGCCGATAATCTGCATCTTGGCCAGCTCGAGGATCAGAGCCTGCTTTGCTGCGATCGACCTCGGCATCGCCGAGCCCGCCTGGATGTTCAGGTCCGTGTTCCCACGCAGGTCCAGCTTGGAGAATTCCTTGATCTCCCACGTGTTGTCCGGACCGAGGACCTTGACCATGTGGGCCTCGTCCCAGCGCTCGTGCACATGGCACAGCCAGTGACGACCCACACGCTCCACACCCGTCTCCAGCGAGCTGATGATGGGAGCGATCATCGTGTCGTCCGACTCCTGGATGAACGCCAGCGCAGAGGCCGCCGTCACGCCCTGGGGGACCGTGCCAGTGCTGACCTCATGCTGCCCCGAGATGTCGGCCATGTCCAGGAGCGAACGATCCAGCTCCTGCAGCACGTACTCGGGAAGGCCAGTCAACGTCAGAGGCGTCGGCTTCTCGTAGCCCGGCGTGTAGAAGATGACCAGTCCTGGCTCCGAGGTGATCTGATCCGCCCTGACCGACCCCCTCGGAGCCAGGAGCTGAGGCTTCGACATCTGGTTCTTGGCCTCGATGATCTGCGACCGCGTCCGGTTGTACTCCTTCTGGATGGGGAGCAGATCGACGATCGTGGATTCCCCGTAGAACCGACCTGTAGGGACTCCCTTGAAGTCGGTGAAAGGGTACTCCTTCTTGTAGAGCGGCCACTTCGGATCGCCTGTCAGAGGGTCAGACGACGAGAACAGCAGCTTGCCACCCGCCCACACGAACATGGCTCCGGCCGGGTACCGGACGTTCGGCTTGATCCAGATCTCCTTGACGCAGACCTGCGACACGCGCCCAGGCTCCAGGTTCAGAGCCTGGAGCAGCTGCGACTCGATGACACCGCCGCCGCGCTCGATGGAGTCTGCCCGGACCTTGACACCGAACTTCGTTTCGACCTCTTCAGGCGACTTCATCGCCTGATGGATGATGAACTCCTGCTTCTCGATCTCTGGCTGATCGAGGTTGGCAAAGAACAGGTGAAACGGAGTCGGGACTTCCATCCCGATCGTGCCGACACCATCATCGCCAGGAGTCGGGTCCCACCAGTCCTTGATGAACCCGGTGCCCGTGATGGCCCTCCAGAACTGGGAGTTCCAGAGGTGCTCCTTCATGCCGAGCGTGCGGAACAGGTGCTCGTAGATGGCCTCACCTGCTCGAGCAGCTGCGATGTCCGAGTCGTCGGTCGACCCAGGGATGACGTAGGCGGTGGGCTTCTCCTTCATCACCTTCGACATCTCACGCCGGATGGCCGGACGAATCCGGTTCACGACGAGACGCACACGCCACGGCGGTGCCTGCGGCTCGTACAGCCGAGCGAAGTCCGGTGACGCCTGGCTGAGCCAGGTGATCCACTGACGCCCGAAGTAGAACGACAGGTTCACGAACCACTGCCGCTCAAAGCGCCACCGTGCCGACCGGGCTCGCTCGTACAGCGAGTCCAGATAGCGGACAGTGTCACTCTCCTGGCGCTTGTTCGCCAGAATGCGGAACGGATTCGGAATCCCCCGCCCGTCGTCGTCTGAGACTCCTGCGGAGTCGACTAGAGAGCTGCTAATCGGCACCGATGGTGCGGTCGGCGTTGCCGAGTATTGCATCCATCTCTCCAAGCGCTCGGTCCATGTTCTCCGGATCGAAGTCGTCGAGGAGTCCAGCCCTCTTCATCTCGACGAGGTCTTGCGAGGTTCCTACAGGGGGGCCGTCAGCCCCGTGCACCACCATGGATTGAGAGGCTTGCGCGAAGTCCGCCCAGGTCTTGGCCATCACCCGGTTCAGGAGGTTCTCCTCCTTCATCCGCCAGTCCGCTCGCTCCGTCTCGTGCTGGCTCCAGACCTGCCGGAGGATCCTCCAGAAGACCAGACAGATCGCCAGCGCGAGGATCATCGGGGGCAATGACCCGAGCAAGAAATAGGCCACTGAAGACTTGTCCAAGGCCATCAGCCTTCCGTCGGGCCTCGAAGAGATCATCTTCGAGGCGGGAGATACGAGCCAGCAACGGCCCCTGCTCGACGATGCCCTGCTCTTGGCACATCGCCACCAGGCAGAGCTTGCAGACGTAGACCGTAGTCGAATCGACCCCCTCGTCACCGGCCACTTCGCCGAGGTCGAGGAACCAGTCACGGTCGTCGCTCGCTCCGCCAGTGCAGCGGATGCAGTTGTAGGGCGGTCGCTCAGGGACCGTCACGAAGGCGTGCATGTCAGGCCTCGGACTCCTTGAGCCGCTGTGCGGCAAGGTCGGCTTCCGACGGCTCCCCCTCGCCGACCGGCACGTCGGGCTCGGAAGCGCCGGCCGGCGAATCGGGGGCCTGGTTGCCGAGGCCGATGTCGAAGTTGGCGGTGGAACCCGTCTCGGCGTCGCCGGAGTGACCGCTCCCGCCGTCGTCGCCGGACGGGTCCACCTCACCCTCATCCTCCGACGAGGTCTCGTTGACGGGGGCGCCCTGCACCTGGCTGAGCTGCTCCTGGCGCTCCACCTCGTTCTGTGCCCGCACCTCTTCGACACGGTCCTGCTCGGCCTGGGCGTCGGCCCGACGCTTGGAGGCCTCGAACAGCGGATCGACGCCCTGGTTCGACGCTGTCGGCAGCTCGTCGAGCATCTGCTGGCGCTCCGCGGCCTCCTCGCCGGTCAGGGTGCGGTTCTGCGCCGACTCGAGGTCCTCGAGCGTTGGGCGGCCGTCCTGTGCGACGAACTCGTAGCGCAGCACGACCTCGTTCTGGTCGGGGCGCACGTTGAGGGCGCCGGCCTCGCCGGTCGAGCCGTTCAGCGAGACGCGCGTGATGCGGCGGTCCGTGATGTCCCGCAGCAGCTCGAACTCCTTGCCATCACCGTGGTCGAGGTAAATCTTCAGGCCCATGGTCTCACCACTCCGATCCGAGTATGTCGTCAACCACTCGGCGGTGGTCAACATGGGTTGCCGGGTCCGTGCGGCCATGATACGGGCTGACGGACCCCATGCCAGGCGGTCTCCCTATTTCCTCGGGAGGCCGTAGGTCTTCCACCATCGGGCGAGATGCTACTCCGTACCGAAGGTCATCAACCGCGTGGTCATCCTTCTTATGCGGCTCTTCCTTCGGATTCTTCTCGCGATCCATCTTCTTGTTCGCCCAAAGCGCCCACCGGTACCTCTTGAGCTCCCAGATCAACTGCGGGTTGTTAGCGCAGATGTAGAGGGATGGACGAACCCCTCCACCACCGAACTTGTTCCGAACCGCGTTGAGGCCGGCTGGCACATCGTTGTTGCCGAGCATGATCGGAACACCGAGATCAGTGTACGCGATCTGCACTGAAGTACCTGTGATCGGGTCGCGGTTGCGGATACTCGGATCCCCCACCCTGTAGGCGGCAGGAACCCGATGAACGATCTCCCGTGCGAGAACTTCCTTGGCGTGAACCTCAACGATCTCGTCAGCCCGATAGTACTCGTCATAGACGATCTGCACACCCTCGCGGTTAACAGCTGACCAATGCCACGACGTAGGAGCCTGCAACCCATGATCCATGTGAGCGAAATGCAGCCAGTCCCTGACATGCAACTCAGCAGGATGAACAGGCTTGATCACGTGAATCGACTCGTTGAAGTTCGGGTAGATGAGACCGCCGCGCTGGACATACTGCCCGTGCAGACGAGCCTTCTTCTCGCTGGCATCCAGACCCGCCAGCAAGATATCAAGCTCACCAGGGTTCAGGTGAGGGTTCATGTGGGAGTCAACCTCAACCACGAACAGGTTAGGGTCGTACTCCGGATGCGCCGGGTTGGCCTTCTCGTAGATATCGTCGTAAGTCCAGGTCATGCCCTCAACCGGAGTCATGGTCATCCACCACGATCCAGCGACATCCAGGAGGCGCATGAGACACTCGATAAAGATGTCCTTCGGAGGTTCCTCGTCGAACCAGCACCAGTCACGACTCGTACCGGCGAACTTCAGCACGGCCTGATCGTATGACATGAACTCGATCGTGGAGCCGTTGGCAAGGTACAGCGTACGGAGGTTTCCATCGTACGAGTCCTCCCAAGACCCACCCTTCAGCTGCGACGGCGGCAGCCAACGGGCAATCTCTGGCTTCACGATTTTGTCGACTCCTTCTACGAAGTCGATAGCTACCACGCGCCCGTGCGTAGGGGGCGGTTTCACCGGCCGCCAAGGGTGTTCTCCCGTAGCGTTCCAGATTCCCTCGACCGCCCCTCCCACCGTCTTGCCAGAGCGGTTACCGCCAATGAACTGCCGTCCTCGAGCCTGCGACCGGTGAAACATCTCCTGCTTCACATGAGGCACGTATCCGTAGATGTTCGGCCGCCGAGCAGCCGTACGCAGCTGCTCGATAAGTCGAAGATTTAGCTCACTCTCCGTCTTGATCCTCGACTTGTGTAAGGCCACAACACTCCTACAGGGGCTAGACGGACACGCGGCTGTCCATGAGGGTGCCCGCGGCCGTGGCGGTGATGGTGTAGAGCTCTGGGCCGCCGTACGCATCAGGGACCTGCACCTCGACAGCGTAGTGCAGACCCGCTGGAGTGATCTGGTCCGTGCGCTCGAGCGCCATGGTGATCAGACCGACATCGTTGGACGTGAACCACTGCTCACGCGCAACTGCCGAGTCATCGGACCGGAATCCCTGCCCGCTTAGAGTGGCCCGGGCCATGACCCCCTCCAGCTCGAAGCCGCTAGGAGTCTTGACCGTATGCGTGATGTTGACTGTAGCCATCACCCCTCCGTCAACTGTGGGACTTGCAGAGTCGGAACGACGTCGATAACGCTGGCAGGCGTCCGATCGATTTGAGGCCTCTGGCCTTTCACCAGCAGCTCGAAGTCGTTGGCGATCTGTTCGAGGAGGGCCGGGTCCTGAATACGAGCCTGTAGGACCTCGATCAGGCTGCTCAGGAACCCCTCGATGTTGATGTTATGGTTGACCGACCGCTGGAACTGCCCGGTCAGCTCGAAGTAGAACTCGACTGCCCGCTGGTTGCCGCCCTCCATATTCCGGAGAAGTGCCAGCTGCGCCACAGGGTCGGCGTCCTCGAACTTGGTCCTCGCGATATCCATGTAATGCTGCTTGAACACCGGATCTCGCATCCAGCCATTCAACTTCGCGAGGGTGATTCCAGCCCCCTCGCACTTCTCACGCTTCGACCGCCGGTCGTTGAGATCCAGCAGCGAGTTCAAGATGATGACCTGCTGTGGCAGCAGCACTTCCGAGTCATGAGCAAGCTGGATACCGAGCTCACTCATCATGTACTTGAACTCGACGCTGTCGTACCACTTGCGAGCCGTGTCAACCGTGACGTTGACAGCTTCAGCCAACTTCTCAGCAGTGGGAGCCCGACCGTTGTTGAGATGACACTGGTTGATGTACGTCATCGCTTCCAGCTTCTTCTCGGTCAGCTTGATTTTGGTCGGGTCGAAAGTCTCACTCACAGCAGGCCATACCTTTCTTCGATCTCTTCCAGGATCCTCTCATCGATACCGGCAGCATGCAGAGCGATGCACATGGAGCCAGAGAAGTTCTTCGCCTTCTCTGAACTGTGCAGCAGCGCGACCGGTATGCAGAGGTCCTTACAGAACCCGGATGTGGATAGCCCTAGGAACTGACGGAGGCTCTTGATGGGGTTCGTGCCCGGGATCCCCAGCGCAGCAACAGGGAGCGTCTCAAGGGAGTACTTCTCCCGAGCCACACCGCGCTTGCGTGCCAGGAACATGTTGAAGGAATCCTCAATCTGATACCCGGTGAAGTCAGAGTTCTCCACTGCCCACCGAAACACCACGGGAAAGATATACTCGCACATGCCATGCTCGACCATATAGATGGTCTGATAGTGGCAGCCGATCTTCTCTGCAGCTCTCCTCATGCTGAGACCGAGACCGAGCCGGATAGCGTGAACCGGGTTCTCTCCCCTCTCGAGCAGCTCGTCATACGATCCGGCCAGCACGACGCCAGTATCGTGCACATTGTTATAGTAATCAAGTTTACTCCAAATTACTCCTTGACACGTCGCCCATGTTTGTTATAGTGAACAGGTGGCAGGTAACCGTTCTCTGAGGAAGACCAAGACCAACCCACTAGGTCATCCAATGAAATCGAGAACTTACATGTTACCTCAAGAACTGATCGCCTGGCTGGACATGGAAGCTGACGAAACTCGCAAGCCAGCTTCGGTAATCGTGCGAGAAGCCTTGGAACGGCACCGCCAGTACACTACTATGAACAGAACGACAAAGGGGCAGAGTAGTGGCGATTCCAGCAATTGACGAGGCCATCACTCCGGAGCTGGTGTACTCCGAAGACGAACCTGATCGGTTCGGGTCCTTTCACGCGTACCACGCCAATTGCCTCGATGCAACAAAGATCATCGAACGCAGCACCGTGTCTCTGGTCGTCACTTCGTCTCCGTATCCGGGGGTGGACCAGCCGACCGACGACTACGTCACGTTCTCGGATCCTAAAGACTTCCACCTCTGCCACAAGGTTCTCGACCAGGTATGGCTGACATGCTTCGAGCTGCTCGCCGACCTAGGTCGACTGTGCGTCAACATCTACGACATTCCTCGCGGCGAAGAGGGCATGTTCCCCAACGTCGCTCGAGTGATCTCGGGATGCCTCAATATCGGCTTCGTGCTGCGCGAGGACTACATCTGGCACAAGGGCGCATCGTACAGCCCGCCGTCCGGATCCTGGCCGCTCCCCAAGGGCGTGCTGTCCGGCAACACGTACGAGCACATCCTGGTATTCCAGAAGCCGCTCAAGTTCTCGCAGCGCCGGATCAATCCCAAGGACTATCCGGAAGAAGTGAAGAATGCCTCAATCCTCGGAGCCACCGAACACGCGTGGCTCATGGACCCCGTCTGGAAGATCAAGGCGGACCGCACAGCTCGAAAGCTCGGACACCCGTTCCCATTTCCTGAGGAACTCCCTGAGCGGCTCATCAAGTTGTACTCCATGGCCACGGACACTGTCTTTGACCCGTTCGGTGGAGCTGGGACTACTGGCATCGTGGCCCAGCGACTCGGCCGACGAGGCATCATCACCGAGCTTTCACGTGTTTTCGTCGAGGACATGATCAAGCAGAGGACAGCACAGACCACAATGTTCTGACCTACAGGGGGTAGAAGTGCTCATCGACTACTTCATGGGCGCAGCCGCGCTGGTGCTTGCGCTCATCGCGATCGTCACCTTCCCACAGATCGTGCGAGATGCGTGCGTACCCGAGCCGCCAATCTTGACACCGGCGGCTCGGAAGTTCTGCCGGATGCTCTACGAGGCCAACCGGCCTCGTGGCTCCCGGCTGCAGACGCCTCCCGGCTATCTCCGTCCAAAGTGGGCACCGCGATGAGGTGGTGGCACCCCTTCCGAGATCGAGAAGACAGGATCAATGCCGAGCTCCAAATCCCCGACCCCGAAGCTGAAGGTGCATCCAGGCGTGCTGCCCACGATCAGCAGACTCGCCGCCTTCAGCTGGCCGAGTTCAACCGGAGGTTCGGTGGCCGACCCAAGCATCGCTCAACGCCATCATGAGATCCAGGAGCGGCAGGCAGTCCTGATCGCCGCCGGGATCCTCGTCCGCTGCGAGGGAGACAGTTGCGGCCGGGCGTTTCCCGTCGAGAAGGTCCACAGGTTCGAGCACGGCGACAAAGAGGTTAAGCTCTGCATGAAGTGCTGCCCGAGGTGTGAACCGTGACGGAACGTGTTCTGACCGACGGCATCTTCAAAGGACTCCCGTACGAATACGTTCTAACAGGGCTCGAAACGGGCGCAGGCGAGGTGCGAGCCTACGGCATGGCTCATCTGCCACCGGAGATTGGAGACCTCACTCCAGAGCAGTTCTGGATGGTCATCACCTGGAATGTCGAAGGGTGCATGCAGGAAATCAAGTTCATTCATGAGTACCGCGTTGTGCGCCCGATGGAGTGGACTATGAAAGTCGCTCCAATCCTTCCGCTAGAAGAAAGTGACAAAGAGTGAAACTCTGCTTCATCGATACCGAGACCACCAGCCTGGACCCCCGGACCGGGCAAATCTGGGAGGTCGGCCTGATCGTCCGTGAGACCGATCCATCGCCAGCCAGCGACGAGGGCGAGTGGATGGAGACCCAGTACGTCTGGCAGTTGCCGGTCTGCCTCGAGTTTGCCGATCCGATGAGCTTGAAGATCGGCGGCTTCCACGATCGGCGCTGGCGCAACCCAAAGATCGACTCCGACGGGTTCCCAGCGCACCCCGTGACGCTGCAAGCCCTGAAGGAAACCCTCAACGGCTCGTTCTCCCACAACTCGGACTTCCAGACGGTCCTCCCCACGGAGAGCCTGGTGGACTGGGCGGACCACTTCGTCGAGCTGACGCGCGGATCGCACCTCGTCGGCAACAGCACCAGCTTCGACGAGGAGCGTCTGCGCAAGCTGCTCAACGGCCTCCACCAGTGCCCGATGTGGCACTACCAACTCGTCGAGGTCAAGAACCTCGTCGCCGGCGCCCTGCACCTGCCGCCCACGTGGAGCTCAGAAGAGCTGTCCGAGACTGTCGGCGCTCCCGTGCCGCAGAACCGCCACAGCGCACTCGCGGATGCCCGGTGGGCGGCGGACATGTACGACGCCGTCATGGAGATGCAGATCGAGGGCTACGCCGCCGACCTGCGCCGGGGCCTGATGAACGAGCGAGCCGAGAAGGCCGGCACCAAGACCTGAGGAGGGATAACAGGGAGGAGCAAGCGTGCTAGTAGGTGAGTTACGTGAGCAACTCAAGGAGCTCCCAGACAACGCGCAGGTCTGGGTGCGCGACACGACAGTTCGGTCTGAGCTCTTCACGAAGTGGGATCAGCCAGTCCGATGTGTTCGTCGTCTCCGCACTCGGTTCCTCAAGAGCAAGATCGTCACGATCGAGTTCGGGGGCTAACCTCCCCTACAGGGGGGTGCATTTCCAGAAGGGCCGCTCGAGGGAGGTCCGTCCGGTCGGGAAGTATCTCGGTTGGGCGGGCCTGGCCCTCACCTATGCGCTGATCCTCCCTACCCTCTACCTGATCTATACGGCAACCCACCTGTAGGGAGACGAAATGGGAATCGAAGACGCAAAGCCCGCCGTCCGAGACGGCAAGGGTGGCGGCATGAACGTCGAGATCAACGACGCCGACGACAAGGGGAAGGCTCCGGACCCGCCCAAGGGCGGCACCAAGGACGGCGGCCACGTCACCGGGAAGAAGGACTGATGCCTGTCAGCGAGCGCAACCGGCGCATCTTCGAGGAGTGCGCCGCATCGGACGAGCCCTGCATCGTGTTCAGGGCCAAGGACTACATCGCTCCCGACGTGCTCAACTTCTACAAGCAAGAGGCGCAGCAAGACGGCTGCGCGCCAGAGTTCATCGAGGCCGTCGAAAGCCACCTCGGGAAGTTCATCGACTGGCAGAAGGCCAACCCCGACAAAGTCAAGCACCCGGACCTCCGGGAAGGAGAGCAAATCGCATGAGCATCCAGCGGTACAGCGACGCCGCGAGCCTGCACCGGCAAGTCGATTTCATCACCGGCTACCGTCGCCCAGAGTTCCAGGAGACGATGGACCGGATGGGGCTGATCCGCGCGGAGGTCGCCAGGCTCGGCCACTCGCTGATCAACACCTGCCCGATCGGCAACGAGCTGTGGGATGCCCTCGATCTGCTCGACGATCTGAGCATGAAGGCGATCGCGTCGCTCGCACGGCACGAGCCGGCTGGGTCGACACCCAACACGACCTCGCATCCGAAGCCGAAGCCGACGGGCAACATCCTGAACCTCATCGCCGTCCTCGAGAAGGGCGACTTCTACACGGACTACGACGAGTCCCTCGAGCTGCTCCGGAAGGCGAAGGTGGATCTCGGGCTGCTGCAGCCACAGAACCCCGATCCCCGGCCCGACCCCGCCGCTCAGGAGATCAAGTCCTTCGCCCAGTCGTACCCGAAGGAGATCTTCGGCAGCCAGCTCGGTGCCGTCGCGCCCTCGGACAAGGCCCTCGTGAACCCTGCCGACACCGACCACGAGATGATCGGCTTCGACGACACGAACGAGGGCGAGGTGAGGCGCCGAGTCAAGGACAACCCTCAGGCGTGATCTACATAGTCGCGGCGGGGCTCTTGCCCTGTCTAGGGTTTATCGTCGGCTCGTACCTAATGAGCCGACGTCACTGATCGAAGAAGCCCCGGCCTCAGCTGCGGAGGACCGGGGCTTCTTCACGTTCAGGCCTCAGCTGTCAGTTGCAGTCGACTGAGCCGACGCTGATGTCGTTGTTGTCCCAGAGCGTGGCGTAGAACGCGCAGCTCGGTTCGTGGCCGCCTCCGTTCCACCGGATCCAGCAGGCCGCTCGGACCCACCCCGATCCCATCTGGTCGTAGACGGCGTACAGGACCTCGTACGGCCCGTCGGGGATCTCGTTCGTGACGTTGACGGCCGCGAGGCACGTCCATCCCGCCGGAGGCACGTCGGCCGAAGCCGGCGAGCTGGCCGCGAGGGACAGGGCCAGGATGAACCCAGCGAAGAGGATCTTGAGCTTGTTCACATCGCTCCTCAGGGGCAGTAGTCGAGGTAGGTTGGACCGTAATCGTGCCCGGTCACGTAGAGATTCCACCACCGAGTGGCGTAGTAGTACCGGTGGGTTGCGGCGTTCTGCATGCAGCAGTAGTAGTCCACGTAGGCCCAGTTCTCGCCGACCTCATTCAGGTGCGAGTGCGCGACGTTCGTGTACCCGGGCAGCATGGCCTGGTAGCACGTGGAGTGGCTGGTCCCGTCGAAGTGGTGTGCTGAAGCGGGGCTCGCGAACGCAGTCACCGAGGTGAGTGCGATGACGACCGCCGCCAGCAGGATTCGTAGCTTCTTCATACATTCCTTCTTCATAGGCCCCGATCCTAGGGTCAGAAGTTATAGCCGTACAGCGGACTCGCTTCGATGTTGTCGTGACGCACCGGAGACGCGCTCGAATGATGCGCTGCCCCGATCGTGGCGACACCCTCCGTTGGGACCGTTGCTCCGGCCACCGTCGTCAGGTCCCACGTGTTCGCGAACTCCGATTCCCACGCCGGCGGGCCTTGGTTGATCGGACCGGGGTTGGCTCCGTTGTAGTGACCGCTCGCGTCCGGCCAGCACATCGCCTGCACGAAGTTACCGATGCGCCGAGCCTCGACGAAGTACGGGAGCGATCGCGTCACAACTCCCGATCCGCCAGCGTCCGCGTCGTCCGCAACTCCCGGCTGAGCGAGCACGATGGTCGTGTTGGTGACCGCCGTCACGTAGAGGCGAGGCGAGTTGTAGGTGGCGTCGACGAAGCCGGTGGTCGTGACTCGATCGCCGACCTTGAAGCCGTGACCTGCCGTGAGACCCGTGATCGTCGAGAAGCCACCGGTCCGCGATCCGGTCAAACCGCTCGCCGAGTAGGTCGGGATCCGCGGTGTGCTCGACAGGAGCAGGTTCGCCCGTCCGAGCAGGCAGAAGGTACCCGCGCCCGAGGACGCGTCGTCCGCTGCCGCCTGCGTGTAGGTCAGGGTCGTGCTCGTGACGGCCGTGATGACGAACGCTCCGTCGTACACGTTGTCAGCAGCGTCGACCTGGATCGCGTCTCCCACGAACCATCTCGTATTGGCTCCCGCAGCGAGCCCGGTCAAGGTCACGACGTTGGTCGTCCTCGATCCCCCGGTGAACGCCTCGATCTCCTTCTGCGCAGCAGGAGCCGACACGAAGCCGGAACCGTCGAGGTTGCTCTCCCAAACGCCGCACTGGAGCAGCCCGATGCCGAAGTCCCAGACCGACACCTGCCTCATCTTCGTCGCGTCCTGCGAGAAGTTCATCCCGAGCACGTGTTCGACGAAGTTGTCGTTGGGAGGATCAGACGCGAACCGCGAGCGGACACGCATTGCCCTACAGGAGGGGAAAGAGGGGACGGTCCAGACTTCGCGCCGGTTGGACTGGACTCCGGTGCCGCCGATCACCCGCGAGGTCCACTTGCCGTGCTCGATCGTCAGGGCGCTGTCCGGAGCGTTGGCATCGACGGTCATGAGCTTCCGGGTCCAGTTGGCAGTCGTGGAGCCTCGGAGGTTGACTTCGCCTTGGCCACCACCTCCAGCGAGGCCGGGAAGTGTCACTCCCTGAGCGTACAAGGCAGCCAGCTGCGTGTACTCCGCATCGGTGACTGACTGATTGGCCGCCGGGCTGAAGAAGGCTCGACGAAGGTCTGCGAGTGTAGGTGCCACAGCGTGCTCCCTAGTAGGCGTCATCGACAGACTACTATGGCTCGCTCTGTCGTCAAGGTACGGGTAGTTCTAGTATAACAGACAACGGGTAAGTTACTATAACAACCATCGGGAATTGGAGTGAGGGAGATGCCCAAGTCCCCCTGTGCAGAAATTTTCCTCACACCGACTATTAGGCTCACCTAACATGCTCTGTCAACCTCGCCGTCCCCGGCTGTTAGGTCCGCTTAACACTCAAAATTAATCCGGCCTCATATACCTTATTGCCTCGAGCCAATACACCCTATTACTCCATGCCAATACACGAGGGTAGGCTAGCCTTACACGAACACACGTACGCGAGGACGCACCGCGTTATATTACTTCAGGTAACGGGTTGACACTCGACCGAGCCGAGCGCATACTGTCCCTAGTAAGTCAGTCGGGCCGCCGGTCCGGCCGGGCGCCTCGTGCGCCTGCACAACACGAAGGGGCAAGCAACTCATGGCAAACATGGCGATGATCACGCGCGACGTGATCGAGGACGAACTCCGTCTGCTGAACGGCTTGCGGTCGCAGTACGCGGAGAAGAAGGGGTCGGCCGCCGAGCGCAAGGCGAACGCCACGCTCGAGGCGCTCGACGCCCAGATCGACACCACGGCCGAGGGCAACCCGATGCCCGCTCTGCGGGACTTCGTGCCCGACGACGAGCAGGCGCTCGAGCCCGTCGTGCGGATGGGCTACGTGGCCTCGTTCGTGCACGCTCTGGACTCGTGGGCCGAGCAGGCTGCCAACGAGGCGGTCACGGCGATCCTGAAGGCGCAGGGCGACGACACCACGCTCGACGCCATCAAGGCGCAGTTCGACGAGAAGCGGACGTACGTCGAGGCCCTGTTCGTGGTCGCTCGCACGCCGGCGTTCGATGTCGACCTGCACGTGCACACCGAGGCGTGCCAGGCCGAGCGGGCCGAGCTGAAGGGCAAGGCGCTGGCCGATCACATCGCGGCCGACTCGTGCCCCGAACTCGAACTGCCCACCCTGCGGGCCGCCCGCTCGACGTCGCGGCCCACCACGAAGCGCTCGGGCAAGTTCGCCTCGTACTACCGGATCGTGGACGGCGAGCGCAAGTACCAGCCAGCCTCGCAGGACACGTTCTCGTCCTTCGCCTGGTACCACGGGCAGAAGATCCTCGGGAACGGCGGCAAGATCGGTTCGGTCAAGGCGGCTGAACTCGAGGCCTTCCTGAAGGACCAGGGCGTGGACTCGCCGATGGGCAAGCCGTGGGACGTCGTCGGTGCCGACGGCAACTCGTACGGGATGGACGTCACCACGCCGGACACGCCGGACGAGGAGGAGTGATCCTGGTCGGCCGGGGATGGACCTACTCAGGTAGGTTCATCCCCGACGACCGGCCAGCCATCCCACACAGGGATGAGATCCGGTGGCCAACCGCTCGCATCGAGGGATGGATGCGGGAACACGTCAACGAGGTGGACGCCCCTTAGAGGGCGTTCGCCCTCGCTGTCGCCATCTATTCCTTGATACGTCTCGTCAATTGATACGTCTCGTCGCATCGTCGGCCTCACTCCTACAGGGGTGGGGCCGTTGCTGAGCCTGGCGCCACACGTCATCTCAGCATCGCACGTTTGGCCCTTGACTCGTCGAACTCTAAGCGCCCTCTTGTCAACTTTGGTGCCTCTATCAGGCGAGTAAAAAAACCCTTCTGGGATCGCAAATAGTGAGTGCACCCCCTTTAGGGGGGTGCACATACACTTATTGGGCAGTCTCCTTGAGCTAATCAGACTTTAGCCTAGCATATGCTCCACGCAACGCTGTGACCTGGGCTTTCACGTTTCTACACATATCTCTTCTGAAACCTTCACTAAACGAAACTAACTTATGCTCAAGAGAGATCTTGCATATGCCAACCTATGGACGCCCTGACCAGGTCAAACGCAAGTTGTCGCTAAAACTCGCTAACCTGTGCTAAACTCGAGGACATAGACATACACACGCATACACACCCAACCTATGCTAATCTATGCGTACTCCTAGAGTACGCATAAGAACAAAGATGTCTGTGCATAAACTCGATCGAATCCAGTATTAATCTCATGAAATAGTCTTGACTTAGCACATGTATGCGTATATCGTGAGGGTTCCCGGTATTAGCAGCTCTTAGCTGTGATATCACTTCACTCACAGGAGAAAACTAAAGACATGACCGCTACACCTGGACTCAACCCACAACAACGTGAGCTACTGCTGGATTGGATGCGTACACAGGCCGATCCATTCACCGTGAAGGACGTCGAGGTCCATTTCGGCAAGCACTACCTCACCTCGTATCGATGGATCAAGCAGCTCCAGGCTGAGGGCTTCGTGGAGCTGTACCCTATGCGGCGTGGGCGAGCTGATCAGTACGTCCTCGTCGAAGGTTCACTCGAGGCTGCTGCGCCTGGTGTTGCCAATGACGCAGGGGCTCGAGCCTTGCGTGTCGCGTGTGGGAACGAGCAGCTCACGGTCGCGGCTTGGGCCTGTAGGAACCTGGAGACCAGCGCGATCCCTGCTATCGCTCACGGGCTGCTCTACCTGTACGCTCGGTCGTACTACGCGGGTGTGCCTGATCACGAGCACTTGCGAGGTCCCGTGCCCGCTGTCGATGTGAGGGCCTTCATCGCACAGCAACTCGCTGCGTTGAAACGTGATCTCAGTGCGATCGAGCAGCTCATGAGCTTCAAGCAGCCATGGGAAGAGACCGACGCCCTGGCCCAGCGGTTCGGAGACTTCCCGCCTGGCGTGACGATGACCGTCGTGCTCGAGCGTGCGCACCTCTTTCTGGAGAAGGCCATGAAGATCGGGCCTCAGCCCGGGGAAGAGGCCACCGTCGACGTGCCGGAGCTCGCGCCCGCTCCTGTAGTCCAGCCCACAACGCTGGGAGACGCTCTGGAGGCGATGAAGCCTCAGTCATAGTGAGCTGAAATTGCTCCTTGACAGGCTCCCTAGGGTATGCTTTGATGGTGGCTGGACAGTTCGCGTATCCGAAGGGGCAACTCAATGCAAATCGTAACTCACGTCTGCCTGCTCAGTCCCACCAACACGGATGAGCGGCGGCTCGCCTGGAAGCACGAAGACGAGCAGCGCAAGGTCATCAACGAGCGTATCAAGCAGTTCACGACTGGCACGATCACGTGCGAGGAACTCGCTG